ATAAAACATCCAAACAACAATCTCTATACTAAAATCAAATATAAATATAAAAACCTCTTTAATAAAATTCAACATAAATTACCTCGTTTCTAAGAGTTTAGAGTAAAAAGCCTCGGTTTCAGTTTCTTGCATAACAACTTGTTGCGTTGATACAAAACGGCCTGAAAGTATCAATGTAAGGCTGTAAGTGGTGCAAATTGCGTAACAGAGCAAGAAACCGAGCAAGAAGGCGGTCTTTGATTGTTTAGGGCGTGGGGCTTTCATGTTATTCTCCGTCAATGATGGTTTGCGTGGTGGAAAGATGGTTGTAAAGTGTAGGGACGCCGTAGGTTAATATTGCAGTCCCTAGCAATAGGATTAGGGCGAAGATGATGGTGCCTTTGGTTTGTTGAGTCATGATGTTAATCCTTTGTTTATTCGCTAAAAGCTTCAATAATACCAATTATTAGAACAATGCTAAAAAATCCTAGGATGATACCACCGGCAATAGTTAGCATGACTCCCCCTTTGCTTTGGCTATTTCAATCACCGCCCAAGAGATTGCCCAAGCGAGCGATTTAGTTTCGTTCTTGATTTCGATGTCTTTGAAAGAATCAGCTAAGCCATTCATGACGATTGCCGCTTTCTTGAGGGCTAGCAAGCGAGTTTCGGTTTCAAGGTCTTTGAGTGTCATTGGTGTAATTCCTTTGTTGGTTGATGTCCTATTGACAAGACCTACATTACGGCATAATTGCCAACTTGGCAAGTAATAAATGCAATATTTGCAATAAACATTACTATGCTATTAATTACAGTGGGTTAGTTTTGAGTTAGTTAAAGATTGCTTAATAACGTGATATCTGGTACTGTTTAGTTTGTCTTATTCATGACTCCCTAACTGCCTCGTTTTACTTGTTGGTTGAGCGGGGCAGTATTTTATGGAAAAATATGATTATCATCCCAACTCAGGATATAACTTTAGGCGAAACCATTGAATTCGATGGTGTTGAATACACTGCGGATAAGCATGTATCACAAGGAAAAGAGCTAAAAGACTCGAATTACACACATATCATATTTGACAACAAGGGAGCTTACGCAATGATTGCAAAATTACTTATATTCGCGCTGGTATTAACCGCATCAACACCAGCCTATGCTGAATGCTCACTCGCTACGGTATGCGATGCAAATGGGTTTTGTTACCAAGTGCCAGTTTGTCAATGATGGGTAAACTCATTGATTTCATATTGAAACCACTCAAGCCACTCGCCAGGTGGGTGCTGTTTAGAACAGAGCGGTGATATAACGTGAAAAAAGTGTACCCCGGTTATTCACAAGAGCTAGATAATGAAATATGCTTTGGGCTTATGGAGGGTAAAAGCCTGATTACTGTTTGCCGTGAACTTGGAGTTAACTATCGCCATGTTTTCAAGTGGATTAGTGAATACCCGGATTTTGCAGACAATTACGCCCGCGCACGCGAAGCTCAAGCTGATTATTTAGCTGATGGCGTTATAGACATTGCAGATGATAGGACGATTGCATCTGATGACAAAAGAATCATGGTTGACGCTCGTAAATGGTATGCTGGCAAATTGAGGCCTAAGAAATACGGTGACTCCACCACTATTAAGGGCGACCCAAAGCAGCCTATAAGCTTCGTTAGCATAGTGCAGGAACTCGATGGACGAGCAACAGGCCTACCAGAAATTGAAGAATGATTATCTAGCCAGCCAAGAGTGGCGGCTTAATAACCTATATTCAATCCGTAATAAGGATGGTGAGAAAGTATTGCTCAAACTCAATTGGGCACAACGTAAATTCATGTCTAATGCATGGTTTTTTAACGTAATCCTCAAGGCGCGACAGCTTGGGTTTTCTACCGTAATATCCATTTACTTCCTAGATTGTGCGCTATTTAACAGCAACCACAAGTGCGGCATTATCGATTCTGGCATTGATGATGCTAAGAAAAAGCTGAAGATGATTAAATATGCCTATGAGAATATCCCGGCAAAATACATAGACAACCCTAAGATTGGCATTCCTAAGATGGTAACAAATGCCGCTGAGTTGGTAGAGTTTGACAATGGCTCTGGTATATCAGTTGGTACGTCACATCGTGGTGATACACTACAAAAGCTGCTTGTGTCGGAATATGGTAAGGTGTCCGCCGCCACACCTGAGAAAGCCCGTGAGATTAAAACAGGTGCATTAAATGCTGTTGGCATCGGGCAACAGATATTTGTTGAATCAACCGCTGAAGGCAAGGCCGGGGAGTTTTACGAACTATGCCAATCAGCCATAAATCTAAAGAATATCGGTAAAACACTTAGCCGCCTTGAGCCAAAGTTTCACTTCTTCGCATGGTTTGATAATCCAGACTACAAACTTGATGAAGATGAAACCGCTGGTATGGTGATACCTAAAGAAACCGCTGATTATCTAGCTAAGTTTGACCTAACGCCACAACAAAAGGCATGGTACGTAGTTAAAGAGCGCATGATGGGTGACGATATGCGCAGAGAATTTCCCTCCACGCCTAGTGAAGCTTTCGAGGGCAGCTCTGAAGGTGCTTACTACACTAAAGAAATGGCTTTAGTCAGGCAACAAGGGCAAATCACTAACCTTCCTTATAACAGGCAATATCAAGTTTCTACTTTTTGGGATATCGGGCAAGGCTCTGACCAGATGAGCATTATATTCTATCAAAAGATTAATAACAGGCACCACATTATCGACTATCATGAATCTAGCAATGAAGGATGGGCTTTCTATGCTCAATTGCTACAGTCTAAAAACTTCGTGTACGATAAGCACTGGTTTCCGCATGATGGCAATAAACGCATTGTAGGCTCTGAAATACAAACAAGCCGACAATTGGCGGAACGTGTAGGGATTAGACCGATTCAAATCATCCCGGTAACTAAATCAGTTGATGGTGATATAAGAAACTTCTGCAAGCCGTTATTGCCTAACATTTGGATTGATGAATCTAAGGCAGCTTTGCTTATCACTCGCTTAGATAGCTACACACGCCGTTGGGATAGGGTTAATGGCATGTGGTTGAACGACCCAAAACACGATGAGGCTTCACATGGGGCCGATGCTGCGCGTACATTATGCATGGCAATAAATATGGAATCACAACAATCAGTTGCTAAAACAGTCGAACCGGGTTACTTTACTGTAACCTCTCACCATAGTAATTAAATATGAGTAAAGATGAAGATACCAAACTAGCGAATAGCAAAATAGTATCTGGTATGCTTAAGCATTTCAAGCTATCAGCGGATGCCGAGGCAGATAATCGCACAAGAGCCTTATACGTGCTCGACTTCACAAGGCCGGGCGCTAAGCAATTCGCCCCTAATCAAATAACCACCCGTGGCAATAGACCCTCATACTCATTTAATCAGCTGCCTAAATTCGGGCGGCAAGTCATTAACGACCAGTGGCAAAACGTACCACAGATTAAATACGTCCCTAAAAACGACACAAACATTGATAAGGCCGAACTTCTAGAAGATAAAATCAGGGAAATTCAATATCAGGGTTCCGCTCAAACAGCCTATAAGCTCGCTATAGCCAGCCAGATTAATATTGGATGGGGTTATTTTGCCTTTGCGACTGAGTACGATAATGATGAAAGCAACGATCAAAATATATACATTCGCCAGATACCTAATACATTTCAAGTATATGATGACCCTGCAACCCGCGAACAGGATAGAAGCGACAGGCGTTATCTAATCGAAGTTGAGGATGTGCCTCGCACTGATTTCAACAAAGGCAATGATCTAGACTATAGTGAGAGTGATTTACAGTCGATAGGCAGCTCATATCCTGATTGGGCTAGCATGGGTAAGGATTTAGTCCGCATCGGCCATTATTGGCGCATTGAGTATGATAAAAGCACTGTCTGGTTCCATAAAGAGACCGGGGAGAGATTAACCAAAAAGCCCAAGGACATTGACAACTACAACAAGCGCGAGATTAAAAAGTCGCGGGTGATGTATTACAAATGTACGGCATTGGATGTATTAGAGAAAAGCGAATGGCAGGGTGATTACATTCCTTATTGCTTCGTTGAAGGCAATAAGAATATTGTCGATGGGCGGACGTACTATACTGGCATTTACGAGGATATGATTTCCACACAAGTGCTATATAATTATGCCACTAACACCGCGATTGAATTGGCTGAGTCTGCGCCTATCTCACCTTTCATTGGCGATTCACGAACATTCAAAGGCTATGAGAAATACTATGATAATGTAAACACTAAAAACTATTCATATTTACCATTTAACGGCGTTGATGAGAATGGCAATCCATTACAAGCACCACAGCGCATGCAAAACGGCGCAGACTTATCAAGTGCGGTTTCGCTTATTCAAATGGCTGAACAGAATTTCTATGGTACCTCTGGCATATACCCGGCATCCCTTGGCCAGCAATCTAACGAAAAATCAGGCAAGGCTATCATTGCACGTCAAAAAGAGGGTGATGTTTCTACCTCAAACTACGCCGATTACTTTGGCAGGGCGTTGCACTTTGGCGGGGTGATATTTGAAAACCTATCTAAGAAAATCTATGATGGTGCGCGTGAAATTCAGTTAATGAGCGAGGATAAGAAAACCCGCACAGTTAAAATCAACCAAAAATACAAGGATGAAAAGACCGGTAAGCCGATGAATTTCGACCTTACTAAGGGCAGTCATGAAGTAGTAGTGACAACCGGGCCAAGCTATTCAACCAAGCGGGAAGAATCAAGAGAGGCTCAGATTCAGCTATTTCAAGCGGCACCTCAAGCTATGCTTCCAGCACTTCCTATGATTATCCGCAATATGGACTGGCCTAACGCTGATAAAACAGCCGATGCGGTAGAGCGTGGCCTTCCTCCTGAAATGCGTGACCCTGAGCGTCAACAAGAGCAAATGAAGGACATCCCTCCAGCGGTACAAGCGCAGTTACAGCAAGCAAGCCAAATCATCCAGCAACTTGGTGCGGAGCTAGAACAAGCGCAAGCCGTGGTTAACGATAAGCAAGCGGAACAACAAATCAAACTTGGTGAGCTGCAAGTCAAATCAGAATCAGCACAATCAACCGCCGCAAAAGATAAAGCCGATGCTGAATATAAAGCTGCTAGCCTACAGTTTGAACGTGAAAAACTAGCTACTGAGACATCAATAGAAAAACAACGTCTCGATCTTGAAAAGATTAAATACCTGGCAGAGCTTCAAAAACAGCCCGATGCTGATCCAATTGATCAAGAGCAAATGCTACCAGCCAATCTAGGCGTTAATGCGCTGCAAGGGCATGCTGTTGATGTTCAGGCCAGAGGTGAGCAAGAAGCTGAACAACAGGATATTGAAAACCAATTAAAGGTTAAAGAAATATCCGTACAAGAGCAGGGTATCAGCGTTCAGCAACAGAATATGGGAATGCTGCTTGAAATGCTTGGTGCAATGAAAGGCAGCTTTGATACGCTTTCGGCTGATATTCGTGCACCAAAGAAAGTTATACGTGACGAGAATGGCATGGCGGCTGGCGTAATAACGGTGGTGTAAAATGTTTACTGGTTTTCAGTCGAACGGCTTCCAATCCAACGGCTATCAAATGGCCGTCATTGTTGCAGCAGCGCAACCTATTGCACCAAATGGAAACCACAAGCGCGAATATAATCCCTACTCTTATGAATTAAACAATCAACGTGATGAGTTCAAACGCTTAGACATAGTCAAGCGTGAAACTGAGCTGGACGCTAAAGCCGCTCAGTATAAAATAGAAGCACTTGAGCTACGCAGGCTCCGAGATTTAACTGACGAGAATATGCAGCTTGAATTGCTTATGCTTCTCAATGAGGAGCAAAGACTCATGCAGCTATTGCACCAACTGGAGCAAAAAAGATTGGCAATGCTAAGAAATGAAGATGACTTCTTAGTGTTGTTAATGAGTATGCCGTTTAATTAATTGACAACAAGCCAAAGGAACTATATTATGGAAAAAGACAAAGCTGAAGTTACCGCTGTTGCGGATACCGCCGATGTCACCGATAGATTTGAAGTCGATTCTAATATTAAGGTTACTGATGAGCCTGAAAAGGTAAAAGAAGAACCTACAGTAGAATCAGACAAGCCAGAGCAGGAACCCGATGAGGAACCGCCTGAAGAATCAAAGCCTATCAATCCACGCACTGCACAGCGAAGAGCTGAAAAGGAACGCTTAATTCGTGAGAATGCTGTTATGGCTGAAAAGCTTAAACAGTATGAATCTGCGAAGAAGGAACCTGAAGCCGCTGAGGAAAAGCGTGACCCCTCCAAAGAGCCTAACATTGAAGATTATGATGATGTTCTCGAATATAATCGTGACGTTGCAAAATATGATTTTATGCAGCTTTACCAGCAAGAGACGTCAAAAGCCACAGAGCAACAGCAACTTAATGCAATAAGTCAAAGAGCTGAAGTTGTGCGGGCTGAAAATCCTGATTTCAATGAAAAGGTGGGAGCTTTAATGGATAGCCAAATGATTACCCCTGATATCGAAGAAGCCGTAATGGCTTCTCCCGTGGGAGCCGATGTTATGTACCATTTGTCTAAATATGGTGCCGATGTGATGACGCTTAGAGGCTTGCCTCAAGAGATGTTGCCACAAGCCATAAAGAGCATTGAAGCTTTTATTAAGGACGGTGGCAATACACAAGAAAAACCCAGAGTTACACAAGCAGCCCCCCCTATATCCCCTCCCGGTAGTTCAGCCAAAACTGACAGGTCAATCAATTCGTACAGCCAAGAGGAAATAGAGAATATGCCGCTTAGTGAGTATAGCAAAAGGTTTAACGTCAAGTAACTCTGCCACTAATGGAATGTTTCCTTAGTGGCTTCACAACCATTAAGGGAACAGAACCATGTCCAATCAAGTACCTATTCAGACTATCATTGCCAAGCGTATGCTGGCACGCCTACAAAACAAACTTCCAATGACTACCCACGCCAATAAAGACTTTCAATCTGAGTTGAAAGATTCTGAAAAGCGTGCAGGTGGCATCATCAATATCACCAAGCCGCCATTGTTTGACGTGCGTACTGGTGAGATTATGGATATTCAATCCACTATCGTCCCTTCAGTTAGCACCAGCCTAAATATGTTCGGTGTCGATGTTTCTGCTAGCCAACTAGATTTACAGATTTCATATGATGCCGTTCAAAATGGCATGATTGATGGTGTATTAGATGGCGCGGCTTCAGCTCTTGCAGCGAAGATTGAACGTGATGGTTTCGCACTTGCATCAAAAGTAGCTAACGTAGTTGGCACACCGGGAACGGCAATCACTGACCCTAGTGTACTCGCTACCGCTGGCGCAGTTATCACCTCAAACGGTGGTTTAATTGGCAAAGGCAACCGTGTTGGCTTGCTTAACAGCTTCCAAAATGCAAGTTTCGCAACAGGCGTTAAAACCTACTTCAACCCGGTTACTACCGTTGATAAAGCTTATGCTGATGGTCTGCTTGGTAATGGTTATGGTTTTGACCTGTACGATGAGCCTGTAGCTGGCACGTTTACTGCTGGTACTTATGGTGGAACGCCATTAATCAACGGCGCTAGTCAATCTGGCACTACGCTTGTAACCGATGGATGGACTGCAACCACAACCACACTAAATGTTGGTGATACCTTTACTATTGCTAATGTTTACAACCGCAACCCACAAACTCAAGCATCAACTGGTGCGTTGAAAAACTTTGTAGTTGCAGCGGTGACGACAACCGATGGTTCTGGCAACTCAACTATCACGATTGGTGAAGATGGTATTATTGCTACGGGGCCACGTCAGAACGTAACTGCACTACCCGCCCACGCCGCTGCAATCACTGTAACTTCAGGTGCATCGACTGCGACATCTAAACAATCACTAGTTTATGACAAAAACGCCTTCACTTTCGCAATGGTGCCACTGGCTAAAGTGCCTAGCAACATGGGTGTTATGTCTACCGTGGTTAACGATAAGATGAGCGGCCTTTCTATCAGCATGAAAGAGGGTTACAACATATCCAATAACCAACGCGTTGTCCGTTTTGACGTGCTATACGCATGGTTGGAAGCATATCCACAACTCGCTGTTCGTGTCTTAGGCTAATCATAACATTTTATAAGGAGACTATTTATGGCTACTTCTACAGCTACTACTAAAACTTCTACGCTGCTTAACCAATACACCCCGCAACCCGGCGGTTCTGAAGTTAGCGGTACTTTCACTGCCACTGGTGCAACAGCCGTTGCCGTTGCCAATGTTAAAATCACTGCAAACTCAAGCGTAGTGTTTACATTGAAAACCGTTGGGGGAACCGTTGGCGCAGTGCCTTCTATTAAAACCATTACCGCTGGTACTGGCTTTACTGTGGCTTGCACAGCGTCTGACACTTCAGTCTATAACTATAAGATTATTTAGTTATGGCAAAGAAAACAGAAACTAATCAGGATGCTAAGGAGGTGGCTGTAGAGGCCATCTCTAAAGCTGAATATGACCGCCGCACGAAACTAGATGTTAGTGACGCTCAATATATCAATCCTTCATTAGACCACTTTAAAGGCTAAGCTATGGCGTATACCGCTCTCAATCTAATAACCGATGTGTTACTGGATATGGGCGTTATAGCCGACCAAGAAACCCCCACTGCTTCACAAAGCGTGGGGGCATTGGTTAAGCTAAACGACCTTATCAACTCATGGAACCTTGACCCGTTGAAGCTTTACGGCTCGACTGAGTATGTTATTCCATTCGTTGCAAGTCAGGCATCATATACAATTGGTGTTGGCGGTGATTTAAACATTGCCCGCCCTGATTCAATTACTAGTGCATTTGTGAGAAACAATTCTGGATCACCGTCAAATGCTCAGGATATACCGATTACCATGTTAACCGACCAGCAATGGGCAGACATTCCAGTTAAAGCAATGACTGGGACTTTTCCTTATGCGGTGTGGTTTAACCAGACATACCCATTAATCACCGCTTATGTTACCCCTATTCCGACAGGCTCTAACTACAGCCTTGTTTTTTGGGATAAAAACGCCAATGCTCAGTTAGCATTAAATACAGTTCTATCGTTACCGCCCGGATATAAGCGGGCGATGAAATACGCTCTATACATCGAGCTTTCTCCTAGCTATCAAATTGAGATTCCGCAAGCCGTGGCATCATTGGCCGCCTCGTCAAAAATGTCTATTGATAGGCAGAATTTAGAGCTTAACGTTTTGGAGACAAGCGAATTTCTACGCTATGATATCCTAAGTAATACGTTGAGAGGCGCACCGTGGACGCAGGGGTAGTAGGTGGGTCTAGTCAAGAGTTATCACTTCCGTTTAACGCTGAACGTACAGTAAACCTATACGCAGTTTTAGATAAGCAAGGCAAGAAGCCAGCGTCACTTTATTCAAGGCCGGGCAATTCATTATTCGCTAATATAGGTACTGGTGCTGGTCGGGGTGGATTTACTTCTGCCAATGGCAGGGTTTTTATTGTCTCGGGTGCTGAGCTATATGAGGTGAGCAACGGCGGTGTTGGAACTTCGCGTGGCAATCTGCTAGGAAGCTCAGGCAACATTACTATAGCCGAAAACGGCTTTCAACTAGCTATTTGTGATGGCGTTGATTTGTATATGTTCAAATATTCAGACAATACATTTCAGCGCGTGGTGAATGCAAACCTACCAAGTGCCGCAAGCGTGATATTCTTAGACGGCTATTTCATAGTCAATAGGGCTTTAAACAGCGGTATATTTCAGATTTCATCCCCATATGATGGCACTAGCTGGGCTGCGTTAGATTTCGCTACCGCTGAGTCATCACCTGATAGCTTGCTAAGAGTTGCTAATATCTTCGGTCAATTATGGTTATTTGGTGATACGTCAATTGAACCTTGGAGCAACACCGGAGCCGCGGCGTTCCCATTCCAGCGGGTGAATAGCTCAGCTAGGCTATCAGTTGGCACTATAGCGCCTGATTCAGTGCTTGAGCTAGATAGCACTGCATATTGGATTGGCAAAGACATCAACGGTGCCGGGATTGTCTACAGGGCTGATGGATTCTCTCCACAGCGTATTTCAACAGAGGCGATAGAGCTACGCATTCAATCTGCGCCTTCTATGGCAACACTTAAAGGCATGGCTTATCAAGAGGCCGGGCAAACATTCTATATCATTACTGGCGGCGGTATGGAAACTGCGTTTGTCTATGACATCTCAACCGGGCTATGGACTGAGTGGGCATACTTTAATAATTTCGGTGAATATGAATTGCCTATAACC